AGGGGTGGGGCGCGGGAGTGCTCACGTCTCGCTGGCCTCCGGGTTGCGGGCAGCGATCGCCTCCCTGCCGTCGCGTCCGTCGCGGCCATCCTTGCCGCGCTTAACGACGAGTTGCCAAGCCCCCGCGCCCGCGTCTGTACCGGGTTTCACGTCGCGCACGGCGGCGAGAGCGACCCACATCGAGCCATTGCTGGTCACGCATTCTTGCTCGGCGTAGTCGCGGGCGGCGTCGTATACGCCGACATAGCGCAAGGGGTGCAGCTGTGCGAGACGCTGATCGATCTCCCGTCCTATGAGCGCAGGGAGGGCGGGAAGCAGCTCCTCGAGCAGCGCGTCGGTGAGCATGAGGGCGAACGCACGACGCAGCTCAGCCGCGGGGCGACGGCGGCGCTTGGTGCTCATGCGGCCAACCGTTGACGCACTCGATCGCGCACCAGCAGCACCAGCGCAGCGCGCTCGGATTCGTCGTCTATCGCTTCGTCGACGTCGTCGCTCTCGTCGGGATCGTCGTCCTCGGGCGGCGGGTCGGGCTCGGGGTCGGTGGGCACGGTGGGATCAGGCGGCTCGCCCGCCATCGACAGCGGCCGGTATTGCATCTGCACGAGCGGCTCATCGCCGCCGGTTTTGGGCGGCAGCTCCTCCATGCGGCGCGCTTCGTTGATAGTGAGCACGCCGCATTGAATGCCCGACTGATAGGCGGCCATGCGCGCGTCCAATTCCATACGCAGCAGCGCCGAGAGATCGAATTCGCAAAAGACGTCATTGGCGAGATCGAACACCGTGTCGATCCGCGCCTCGATCGCCTCAATGTGGTACTGCAGCGTTTGGCTGTAATAATTGCGCGCGAGCTGCTCGGCGTTTTTGAAGCTCATCTTCGTAGTGGCATCCGCGAGCATGTAGGTGGGGACCCGGAAGCAGCGCGCCACGTCCTCCACGTTGAATTTCAATTGCTCGATAAGCTGCGCATCGGCGGCGGTGATCGCGAGCGCCTCCCACTTCATCCCACTACCGAGAACGGCGGTGCGCCCGAGCTGGTTGCCCTTGAAATTCTGGTCCCACTCGGTGCGCAGGCGCGTCGCGAGATCTTGATCGATCTTGCCGGGCGCGGTCAGCACCCCGGACGGGCGGCTCATGTTCGAGAAAAACGCAAAGCTATTTTGCTGGATCGTCTGCCCGGTCATCGCCGAGACGCCCGCGGCGTAGAGGGGCGTCAAGCCGATCAGCGGGTGGGTGAGCGTGAGCAGGCGGTGATGCAGAATGAAACGGGCCGGCACGATCACGGCGTCGGGGACCCCGGCCAGCGGGTCCGGGGCGAGGCGGTAGAAAATCGAGCCATCCTCCGCGATCAGCGGCGTGACTTTCCGCGGGTCGAGCAGGTGCATTTCGGAGATCACGTTGCGATCGTCGCGAATCAGGTACGCATAGGCGCTACCGGTGAACAGCGATGAGGCCATGAACTGGCCCCAAAAATCGACGCGCGTCTGGTAACTGTTGGGATACCAGAGCACGCGCGCGGCGGGGTGATTCTCAAAGTCGACCTTTGAGCCGTCGGGCAGGCGCTTGCGGATTTTGGGCGGCAGCTTCGCGACGTCGCCCGAAATGATGGTGATACAGGCATACACCGCGGAGAAGATCCCGCCCGGCCCGTAGCACTCGCGATTCATCTGCCACGCGCCCGGGAAAGGTTCGTGCACGTAGCCGTGGGAGAGCGGCGGCAGGGGGTTGCCGCCCAAGGGCATCACGGAGGGCAGCGCCGTCATGCCGGCGCGGGTGCGCCAGCGCACCACCGACATTAACGCGCGATCGATCAGGTTCAAGCGGTGCGCTCCAAAAGGCCGCGCGCTTCGGGCGCGGCCGACGTTGGACTAACAGTTATCGCTTCGGCTGGGCCCCCGGCGGTGCGCCCGCGATGGGGTGCGACGGCGAGCCAGGCTGCCCCGCAATCGGGTGCGACGGGGAGCCGGGAGATCCCGGCGCGATTGGGTGCGACGGGGACCCGGGTTCTCCCTCGCTCGGCAGATGCACCGCTTCGGGTTCGACCACGGCCCAGCGCCAGCCCGCCTCGGGCGTGTACACCATGATCAGCACCATGCCGGGCGGCACTTGCGGGGGCGGCCCCTGCGGCGGCAGCACGATCGGATGCGTGGGCGACCCGCCCGGCCAGATGGACGGCGGCGTGCCCGCGATCGGGTGCGAGGGCGAGCCGGGGGCGCCGGCGATCGGGTGCGTCGGCACTCCCGGGGCGCCGGCGGGCGCGTCGCCCAAGGGAACAATCACTGCAAAATAGGGATTCATAAACGTGAGACTCCTGTGATGAAAGCTGATCAGCTGCGGTGCGCGCGGCCGGCGCTCGGTTGCCCCACCAGGGGATTGTCGCGCGTGGTGCCGACGAGTCCGGGCCCGCTGGTCGGGATATTCGGATCACGCGCGGGGCTATTGCCGTTTGAACGCGCGCCCACGTCGGGCGGTCCGGGCGGGTTGCTGCCGTAGGCGACTCCCGTGATCTCGACGATGCACGTCTCGTTGGCGCGCATCCAATACTCGAACTTTTCGGCGCGCAGACCGATCATGTTCTGCTGCCAGAGCGAGACGAGCGGCGCGGGCGGGTTCGTGGGCACCGAGTCGAGCTGAATGGAGGCCTCCGCCGAGACGTCGACCACCACATTCGGATCAGACGCGCTCAGGATCTTGTCCTGATCCATGAGCACGATGATATCCCCGGGCACATAGGCGGAGGTGATCACCGGGTAACCCAAAATCGTGCCCGCGCCGGTCTGCCCGATCTGCGGGAAGGCGACCATACCGAAGGCGTTGATCACCGCGGAGATCGCGACGCGCGTCGAGGGCGACATGAGCCACACGGGTTTGCGCGGCACGTTGATCGAGTTGAGGATCGCGACCGCATGCGTGAGGTCGTACTGGATCGCCGCGAGCGAGGTGCCCGAGGAGGCGAACACCTGATTGACGTTCAAATTGGAGAGAATGCCCGCCGGTGCCACATTCGGAATGGCGATCTGCGTGCCGATAAGTTGCTCGTCCAAGAATTGGGCGATCGCGCGCACCAGGCCGTCGCGCATCAGCACCTCGGCCGACGGGTTCGAGAATCGCGCCAGCTCCTCGGTGATCGCGACAATCAGCGCCGCTTTCGCCCAGGGCATGGTCACGAAGTCGTACCCACCCTTGCCGACGGGCTTGGGGAGTCCCTCACCCACCCACTGGGCGGTGCCGATCACGATCGTCTCGCGCGGGATTCGCACGTTGAAGGGCACCGAGCGCAGGCCCGGCAGCTGCCCGAGAATCGACTCGGCGCGCACCAGCTCGATCAGCTCGCTCGATAGCATCTGAGCGTAGACGAGCGTTCCGGCCCAGGCGGGGTCTTGGGTCGTGCCGGGCGTGGTCGCGGCGCGCGGGATAATGCCCATGGAGCGCCCTTCAAAGTAGCGCGCCATGTCGGGCATGTCGGGGAAGTACTGCATCGCCATGCGCTGGGCCAACATGTCGTTGCCGCGGGTGGTCGCGATCAGCTGCACGATGCGCGAGTAGCCGATGCCCTTGTCGAGCTGGCGATTGCGCGAGGCCTGCGGGTGGCCTTTGATCGGCGCGGCGGTGCGCGCGATCGTATCCTCGAGCGCCTGCAGCCGAGTGGCGTGCGCGTCGAGATCCTTGATCGCGGCGTCGAGTTCATCGTAAGCGGTGGCCTGATCGGGGTTGAAGCCTTTGCCCGCGCCCTCGGCGGTCTCGACGAGATCCTGTAGGGCGGCGAGCTTGACGGCGCGCGTTTTATGCAGCGCCTCCAATTGCTCGGAAATCTTTTTCATGGCGGTTCACCTTTTGGGATGGGTGGGACGGCCAGACGCGGCGCATAGAGACGGTGCCCCGCGAGCGTCAATTCACGCAAGCGGCGGCGATAGTCGCTCAGCCGGTCATGGACGGACGCGTCCCCCGGCAAAGCGATCGATAAGAATTCATCGGGCAGCCCGAGCGAGCGGGCGAGTGCAAGCGCATTGGGGTTGGCGGGAATCGCCACCACGCTTAATTCGAGCAGCTCCGGTTTCAGGTAGCGATAGCCGGTCACCGCGTCGTTCTGCTCATCGCGAATTAGCT